TTGACTGTCAAGGTCTACTACCCGAGTAGTCTTCTGAAAGGGAGTTGGTGTCCCGGGGGTATTCCGTTTTTTAAGAAGGTCGTAGTATTCGTTGGATACTGTCCCCCCCTTCAATCCGTTCTCTTCATCCATTCTGGGATCACCAAATCCCATTATGAACCATGGGGTAGAGGATATATCTCTTTCCCAATAATTTACGTCTGATGAGACGGTAGCATCTAGATAGCCCCGAACGTACGCATTCCCCAGCATCATCGGCAGGGTGTAGTTGTGCCCCTTATACATATCTACTAGGTCCAAAGGGAAATTCCCTCGCGCTGCCTCTGTTGCACCTAGTCTAGCGGAATTTACAGCGGCCCCTCCAGCCGTCTGAAATCTATAGTTCTTTGCATCTTTTTTTACTGGTTTGGTGGTTCCGCTACCCGGAGGTTCGTAACCCAAGACTTCTTTAAGAGCTGTCACATTGTCTAGAGAGAAGTTTATTTGTCCCCACACTTGATTTGACATGCATTGTTGGGTTTGGCTTATCATGCTGAACACTTGAACCTCAATGGGCGAGTTAGGCTTAAAGGACTCAGGAAGTTGAGATTGGTTTCCTGCATTGGGGTTTTGCACCTCGTAAGACTCTGCGCCGTCAGACGAATAGTTGAACTTTACAGTTCTGTCTGAGAATATTAAAGGCATCCCATTCGTATTGGTTCGGGCCGTAAGGGTTTCTCGGGTAAAGGCTCTGGATAGAGATAAGGTATCGAAGAGCGCTGCGCAAAACCTGACGTTTTCATTGTCTTTGCCTATTTGGGGAATCCTCAATGATATCCTACTTAGAGAATCATTTTCTCCTAATAAATAGAACCCTCTGTAAACGGTAACATCATCAGAGGGGATTTGCACTATCCCACCAAAAGCTTTTTCATCTGCAGAGACAGAATTGTTAGATTCTTGATCGTAAGAGAGTATTTTACTCGTATCAACAGTAAAGCGGGTTGCGGTTTTTAGGGCTGTTCCGACAGTATAGTAAAATACCATTCCTCGGACATCTGAAAATGTCTGATCTAATTCGCTTTGAGTGGCTCTCTGAAGGCCTTCTTCGCTTTCGGCTGGTGTTATTCCTATGAAAAATGTCCCGTCCGCTAATAGCATAGCGCTAGCTACATAAGGGTAGTTCTTTTCGTAAGCTTCAGCTGGGCTGATAAAGCTATTATTTCCTCCGCCCAAAAGGACCGTCATATTAGAGGTAGTGTCGCTGTTCGGAGCAAACACTACACCACTAGGGGTGGGTATGTTGGCTCCAAAAATGTCATACTTACTGTTAACTGAGTTTGCTTCGTACGTTTCGGTTCCTTTAGTTTTTTGTACGTCTGAGTTATAGATTGTATTGGCCCATACATAGTTGTTCTGGCTTGTTCTTCCTTCTTTGTCGTGGGCCTCGACGACTATATCAAATGTCCTTAGCGGTAAGGCATGGAGATCGTTTTTTACTATCATGCCACTGGGGTCTACGAGGTAGTATCCCACCTCCGCGTCGTTGGTGTAAGTTATCCCTCCTCCGTCGTTCTTATACCCTGTAATCTCCCCGCCTGCGACCAGAGTTCGACTTCGGAGGTCATCTATCAAGGCTGGATTATTGTAGTCAGTAGTAAGAACAAAAGATGGCCACGCCACGTCAGATTGATACCCTGTAAATTCCAGATAAATAGTATTGCTTGGGATATTGGGGGAGCCCTCTCTCGATGGAGCCCTGAAGGTGACTCTCCAGTCAACGTTGTTTTCGAACATTTGGAGTGGGTAAGTCGGAATGGCTCCGGGTATTCCGTCAACTTTAGGCCCCTCTTGGTTGTTAACTGGGGCATTTCTCAGAGCACTCTCAAAGCCGGGGGTCCATACAAAACCGGGTTCTCCGGCGTCCAGATCTTCTTGAACTTTTCCGTTTTCAGGAGTACTTGTGTCTGTTATTCCTTGAGAGGTCAGATTGCTTATCGTCGTATGGTTAATGGCAGTAAAGAATGAATTATCCTTGATGTTTGCCTCTGAAAATACCCGCTGGAGGCCTTGGGATAGTCTTCCCGCTCCGTTTGCCGCGAACACTGTGACGTAATAATCTTTTTTCTCGGTGACTAATATTTCAGCAGTTATTTTTCCTTCCGTGAACGCGTCTGTGTAAAGGGTATCTTCGGGCGTTATTATTAAATTAGTATTTGCTTTATAAATATTTTTATAGTCGGCGGTAGGGACCGTGTACAGAAAATTCGGGCTGTTTCCGGTTGCATAAGTGTGTTGATTTGGATTACCCGTAGTTGTTATAGATACAAAGTAAGTAAGTTCATCATTTATGACCACCTTGGAGTCGGATCCTTTTCCTGCGTAGTTTATGTTTTCGTCCCTGTTGTATCCAGCTTTGTTGAACTCTATTTTTATAGATTGATAAAGGTTTTGTTCTACGTTTTTTTGGTATGGAGAATCGGCTTCCAGAAACAGGGATGTGTTGTACTCCAATAGAGCCGCGCTTAAAAAACTAGTCTCTCCAGTAGGGAATTGTGGGGTATCATAATAGGTTAAGTCTTGTACCTTAACGGAAGAATCTACTGCATCATATTTTCCGGTTGAGTAAGCTAGGGCTGAGACTGAATAGTTATTAGCGTCCGCCTCCTTGATGTTAATTATTCTGAAGTTCGAAAAGTTTCCACTTACGAATTCTGAGTCTTCACTGTCGCTTGGCTCTACGCTCCATATTAGGTTTTCTCCGGAGAAGCACCCTCCCGAATAGTCCGCTACCGTATTAGAGAGCGACGTAGGTCCGTAATCTGTATTTACCCCCGTATTGGTGTATCCGGTTATGACATAGTTGTCGAAGTCTAGTTGGTTGGATTGTCCCCCAAAAGCTAACCCCGTGCTAAAATAGATTTGCGTACAGATCCCGCTTCCTCCTTCATAATATTCCGATTTATAAGAGCCAGTTATAACACGAGCATGCGCTCCGCTGAAAACTAAATTTTGAATTTGACTGCGGCTGATCTCGTTTATTCCGCTACTGTTTAATCCGGCAATTTGAGTGGAGACATAAGAAAACGTAGGGGTGAGCAAGGAGAGGTTATACTGCTTGTCGGAAGTAAACTCCATCGCTGAATCCAGAATAATACTGTTGCCCGTAACTGTATCTGCTCCCGCCCCGAAATAAGTAGTGGTAGAGGTGGGTATTACGGCATTGGTGCGGCCGCTTCTTTTAAGGGGGGATCGGAAATTATCGTATATTTGGACAACATCTCCGGGGCGAATGAGGCCCCCTTCGTGGCCTATGCTAAACTGAACCGTTTCCGTTTCTTCAGATTCACTTGCGAGAATCCATTTGCCAAAACGCCTAGCTTGACCCTTGCTGGTGCATCCTAAGGCCGTGGTTTGAAGTTCTAAGATTCCGTATTTTCTCACCGACTCTTCATCTTCCATGTACTCAACGGCAGGCTGGAAGTTGTCTCTCTTGTCGTTATAACGAATGATAGCAACAGAGTGGCGAGCTTTTTTCGCGGAGGAGGAGTAGGTGAAATCTCCCTGAGTAACGTTTGAGTTGTTGAATTGGAAAACAGGATCTTTATATTTGTCTTGAACGGCGAAAATACTTCCATGGGCATAATAAGTTATTCCTCGAAACATTGAAGAAAGGTCGTTCAAGACCTTAAAGGCTTCTTCTCGAGAAGTGATTATATAGTTCATGCTGAAGCGAGGTTCATAAGACCCGAAGCCGTCAGGAACCATGCCGTCACAATATTGAGCTATTTCATACAAAGACCACTTGTCCACATCAGAATCTTTAACATGTTCCCCTAGACCGTAACGGGGGTTAGTTATCAAGTCGTAAAAACACCACGCAGGGTTATCTGTCCATTCCCTGACGAATCCACCAGAGGCGTCTTTTTTAAATTCTCCGTCCCAAAAAATTCCGTTGTTAATGGTTGGCTCTGCCGTCCATTTTGCTTGGCCCGCGTTATATCTTGCTCCGGTTTTCTGACCAGTGGTGTCGTCTGTCGCGTCACTATTCCCATAAGTTTTGCAAACTGGATTGTAGTTACTGGGGACTTTTACTTTTAGGAGTTTCGTGTCGTAAGAGCGAGAGGGTATGCTTTGGAAATTTCTAGCGTCAAACCGGGAATAGACCATCGCCGTATAAGGATAGCGAAGACGTGTTCCGTAAACCTCTACAAGGGAATGAACAAAGCTGCGGTTGCTAAGAAAAGAAGTAAGGGATTCAGGAGTGAGCCTCACTATTCTTATTTTGAAGCCTTGGAATCCGGGCATATCCTTAAAAGAACTATTTACATTGATGTCGGTGGTCCGTATGTAGGGGGTCTCAATTTTACCGACTATTTTTTCTGTTCTGCCGTTTGCTAGAACCCAGCTGTCTGTAAAGGCTCCATCTTTTTGGTCGGCGTCTTCTCTCGCTGGGTTGAAGCGTTCGTCGAAAAGAGGTAAATAGTAGATATTGTACGCTATGGTTCTCGCTTTTGTATCTCCGTACCCTACGTCCGCGTTGTTACAGGGTTTCAACTCTCTGGGTTTTTCGTACAGTTTAGGTCCCGCCAGAACTTGTTCGAAAAGAGCATTTACTTTTATACTTACTTGGATATTGCTGCATTCTTTGTTGTAAATGGTATATGTTTTTGAATATCGATCTATCGCTCCCTCAAGGACTGCGGGTTGTGAGTTTGGGCTTCCTTGGCGGCCGGGGGCGTAGTCTTTTTCCGTTGCTTTATCGTACCCTTTTACTTGAGGCCCGAAAAGTCTCTCACCAATGCCGCGCTCAACAGAAAGATCGAAATCCGCTCCGTTCCCTAACGAAGCAGAAAGGGTGGGAATATTTCCGATAGGGTCTCCAAAATTATGTTCTACATTTATATCTTGAAAGTTAAAGTACCCATGCTTGTCTACCACTGGAACGTCGTTCCAGTAGACTGAACGCAAAAAACCCAGTTCGGGCAACGGGTCTCCTCCTGCAGATCCGGTAGCTGTATACGCATTGAACGTCACGCTATTGTAACCAGTTTTATTTTCTGACGCTCGGTGAGAATAGTCTCCGCTTACGATACCTTCTATTGGGCCTTCTCCTATTAGGTCACCAATTTCAGCGTAACTTTGACTATTCCAGTAGGCTCCAGAAATTTGAACAGCTGATAAATCTGTTACTACCGGACGCGCTTGTCTGTTATCTCCTTTTCCCATTTGTTATTCTCCTTCCCATCCTTTGACGGCTTCCCCAACTAAGCCCGGGGCTTCGGGTATATTGTAAAGCAAAGCTCTTTTAGTGATTCCCCATGTATTGGCCGGATTGACCTCGGCATCCACATCTACATTGTCTACTGACGTTTGTATAACATGACTGCCCACGAGAAGTCTCCCGTAAGCGACAAAAACCGGTCCGCCTTCCCTCACCGTGTTCATGGGGCCATTAAACAAGTAGGATCGAGCTTGGGTTTGTTCTAGCTCTCTGAAATCTCCAAATTTAGGCATGGGGGTGAGCATGTTTGTAACACCGGCGGACACCAATCCTATGCCCCCCATGAAGACGGCTCCAGCCATGTTGGCGCTTAATCCCATTCCCAGTCCTCCCGGGGTACCCCAAAAAGCTAGTCCGGCTCCTCCGACTGCTATCATTGCTATTCCAGCGACAACCATTAAAACATCTTTAATTCCAACTTTAGCCCCCTCTAGAACAGGCACTATATCAATAGTTTCGAGATTCTTAAGATCCATTGTCAATTCTGATTTTCGCAAATCGTCATAATTCTCCACTTCTTTGCCCTCCTCCATCATAAAATCTTTTCCGTTGATAAGGATTCTATATTTTATATGTTTGCGGTCATTTTTTAAAAGATTACTGTAAAATTTGCCCGTGTTGCTTTCTATTCCCCTTATGGCTTCGGAGGCGTTCCTGACCTTAAGCTTCCATTTGTTTCTGGGCATTTGTTTAGCTAGTATCCCGTGAAGGGTAATGTCTACTTTGTTGTTCATTTTTTTAAGCGGTATACTTTTTTAACTTTTCTTAGAAAGCTTTTGGTGAGTTCTTCGACTATCGGATGTTTCCCTCGTGGGTGGTGGAAAATATTTCCGCTGCCTACGTATACAGCGGTATGGCATACTCCCCCTCCTTTTGCATACTCCAAGGATATTATGTCATGTTTCTGCAGGGTTGTTTCTTTAAAATCTATCTCTTCAAAAAGATCAGAGTGATTAGCTCGGTTCAAATCTATTATTTTTTGTATTAATGAGGGGTCCCTTTTGCTCCAGTCCTCTTTGGTTCTCAGAAAACTCAAGTCAGAAAGATCAATGTCAAAATTTTCCTTGTAATAGTTTATTACTAGAGTCATGCAATCAGAAACACCTGTCCTGAAGGAAGTGCTGTGGAGAAAGGTCTTCTTTTTCGAGGGATCAAATTCAGAGAAAGAGTTTCCTTTGATATTGTACAAGATATAATTTATCTCATGGGCTTGGCTGTTTATTATGTCGGTTGATGAAAATTTTTCTTCGTCCAAGTGGGAATGATAAATGGCGTTGACTTCTCCTTTTTTTGACGCTTTTATATAATCTGTTGGGCTTAGCGAGAAGTGTTCCGTAGGCTTAGGCGCAACATTCTTACACCTTACGACCTTGGCGTCATCAACTATTACTCCACAGCATTCTCGGGGAGACTCTTCTAGGGCGTGCTCTTTGATTTTATGTTTTATGGATGTGCTTAAGTTCATTATCCTCGGTAAACTTTTCTAGCTGCGGGGAAACCTCCGAAGGGTAGTTCTCCTTTGTTTATACCGCACGAAGACAAGCCTGAATCATTCTGGACGCTTCCTCTCGTTCCCCATCTCATACGGCAACCAGTTAGGGTTTTTGAGCATTCGTCTGCCACCCAATAGTCATCATTAGGTGGTGGGGTGTTTTCATTTATTGACGTGGTTATGTCTTGTTTTGCCACGAAATAGAACTTTATTTTATCCTTGATGAGATAACAGTAATCTCCTTTTTTGTAAGATAGAAGGTCTGTCACGGGCCCTGTTGAGGCTTTAGGATTCCATTCTTTCTGGTCATTATTTATGGGGCCCCCAATTATTGCGGTTATTTTCTCGTCTTGGTCATTAGAGCAAGGGGGGGTTATGCCGGGAAGACCTACCCCCGAGGCCCCTCCGGGAAGTTTTATTAATTCCGCCTTTTGCAGGAGGGGTACGTTTGTCCCGTCCTCAAGTTCAGCAGCGCTCGTGGTGCCCGGTAATTCTAGTGCGTTTACATGTTGATACCAACATCCTATTCCTCTGTACTGCCACATGCACTTGTCTGCTACGACCATTCTTTTAGGAAGTCTGTATCCTTCGAGGTCTAGCACGGATGCTAATTGATACGATAGTATCATTTTGTTTTCGTTTATTTTTCGTTCTATAAAATAGACGTCGGGGGCCATTTCAGCATACGGGTCTGGTTCGTATCCATCGGGAAGTTGTTGCAGGTCTTTAGCGCTTGTATTAGGCAAGGAGGGTTCGAAGTTTTCCTTGTCTAGGTATTTCGCATATGTTTTACGGCGGGTAACTTTAGCTCCGATAATATCTCCGAAGCTTCTTATTTCGTGGCGCAATAGAGAAATTTGATCTGTTCCGTCTTTCGACTGGCTTGCTATTGATAGGGTGGGGCGAGCTAATGTTCCTCGTGAGGTGACCTCAAACCCTTCCGCATGTATCGGAGCCGGAAAGTATTTATTGGCTTTCCAGATTAAATAAGAGTTAAAAATATTAGCGTTACTGTGAAACCTGAGGATCCCATCGCTATGATCGACACGAGAGCCGGGTTGAGCGCTTGTTAGTTTCTTGTTAGACCCGCTATTTTTTAAAATCTCGTTAAAGTCTATCTCAAAAAAAGTCATTACGGCAGAAGGTGTCAGATTAGACATCTCGTAATGTAATGACTTAATTGAGGACTGGGCCCTTGAAGTCGTTAGTTTGTAGTCTGGAGCTGGCATCTTATTCGTTAACTTGAAGCACGGTTGCGTTTATGTTGTAGTTGTCATAAAAAGTATAATTACTATTGAAGGACGTGCATACAAATCTCTTTTTGGATTCTGATTCGTCTTGAGAGTAAGGGGGAGGAAGGTTTTTCAGAACAAAGCTTTGCGACCCCTTCCTAGATTTTAGAAAATGAAGGATGGCGGTGGCTTCTTTTTGGTTTCTCTGCTCAAAGACAATATTAAGATTAATAAAGTCTGTGAATATTCCGTCAGGGGTTCTTTGGGCGTATCCGTTTCCAAAGTTTACAGTAGTTATTCGAGGGGCATGGTTGGCGGACGTGTTATAAGACGGGGTCCATAAAAAGTAAGGAAGGTTTTGGCCGTTAAGGTTGTAAAAACCCCCCCAGTAGGAGGAGGGAGTAGCGGGTTCTTGGCCCGAGTGGCCGTTCTTCAAGGAATAATAATAATTAAATTTTTTGGGAATCCCGGTGTCACCTATGGTTTCCTTGACGTAAACTATATCGTTTTTATCGTACGTTTCGGTGGAGAAGTACTGTTTTACGCTGTAAATGCTTGTAGTTTTGTCGGCCATCTTTCCTTATTCCTTTATTTATTATATTACACGCAAATTATAGTGTAAAATAAATATAAGGTAATGCTGGGAAGAATTAGGAGAGAGGCTGAGAAGCTGACCATTAACGGGACGGGAATACAGGGGGTTCAATCTATGAGCGCTCAGTATAGCTCGGTAGCAGCTTCTCCCTTGCTAAATCTCGGTATAGATACCGTCAGATATGCCCCTGAGGGGCCACAAACAGCCCGTTTAGAAGTAAATACGATCCTTACCAATGTTCTCCCGGCGGGAACAGCGGGATCTCTGGATGTGATGCAAAATTTCACAGGTGATCTTCCTTTTAGTGGGGTAATTGACTACGGAGACAAGCAACTTTATTTTACAGATGCGTATTTGGAAACTTACGGGGTCTCTTGTAGTGTGGGTGAGATTCCGAATTCAGTTACAACTTCCATTATTTACGGGGGGTTTGGCACAGGGCAATTTCCTGCATGGGCTCAAAGCAGCGTAACTAATCCCGCTTTGAATATAACCAGCTACAACTCCATGGAAATAAATCTTGATGAATTTAAGACTAATCGAGTGAGTTCTTTTAGTGTCGAGGTGGCTACCCCTAGAGTACCCATCTACACAGTGGGGCTCGATATTCCGACAGGGGTAATTGCAGGTACTCCAGTGGAGGTTAACGTAAACTTTAATCTTGAAATAGACGATTATGAGATAAAAAATATGAGATTTGTCCCTGACGAAACAATTTTTAGGAATACTACCATTACTCTAAACAAGAATAATTCGACGACCCCCTTGTTGGAATATTCTTTTGATAATATGCTTTTGACCTCCGAGTCGTTTAGTGCAGGTCAAGATTCTAATGCAGGAGTGAATTTTAATTTGAGAACTTTCATTTTAAGGTAAAAAATGTGTAATACTTACAAATAAAAGGTTATGGCAACGGTATTTTATGATAAGGCGGCGGTAAATGTCTCGTTTGGGGATATTAATGAAACTTTGTTGGCAAGCAACTGCAGCATTAACTTCGCAAGCCCCTCTCAACCTATGTACGCCATAGGAACCAAAGGGTCATTGGGTCAGTTTCCTGCAGGAGCTCGTGTCGGAGACATGTCGTTCGGGTTCCTTTCTAGCATAACTGGTGACCATCATGGTCATAGGGGCAATATCATTAACTATCTAGCTAGCGGCATCAAGAATTCTGTAAATTCAGAAGCTAGCGGGGTTCAGATAACCTGCGCTGGAGTTACTGGGATTGGGTTTCTAAATTCTTATAGTTTCAATGTCGCTAGCAATTCCATTTCGACATCTAGTGCCAGCTTTACTTTCTTTGGGTCAGGGACTCAGCTTCCCGTAGCTGGGTTCATATATGGCGAAACCGAAAATAACCCAATTCAAACTGGGATATTGGCTACGGGAATAGTTCATGGTAGGTACACCAGCCTTACTCCTCTTAAGACGGTTATTGCTGCCCCCACGCAAACCGCAAACATTTTCGCAGCCGACTACTCTTTATCGATGGCTCATAATCCTGTTTACAAAATAGGACAAGAGTTTCCAACTACTAGTTTTTATACAACGGCTCAAGAATCTGTGAACGTGACAGAAGATGTTTTTGATAACGCTTTACAATTCGATGAATCTGCTTCGGATATAACTCTCCAACTGGTTGGTATAGGGGGGAGTGAATCCGCAGATTATATGCATGTTGGGATAGTGGGGGCAAAACAGCAAGGGACCAGCATGACGGCAGGGCTTGACGACATTATAAGAACCCAAAAGACTTTAACCGCAGCCTACTAATGTGCTTTATTCTGCCTCAAATGCAAAGCTTAGAATAAACGGCAAGGAGATACTCGCCTCTAGCGCTTCTATATCTTTAGGGGCCAGTCTTAGCCCTCAATACAGAATAGCTGGCGAATCGATACGTAATACTGCGGTATACTCTCCTACGAACGGCGTAGGGGGCCAGTTAAGTTTTAGTTATTTTATAACGGGGAAGGATTACTTCAAAACTTTCATAACGGGGCAGGGTGAGACCGGTAATATGGGAGAGGTAATATCGGGGAACTTCGGGGGGCTTAATTTCGATAGCGGATATCTCACTTCGTACTCTGCAAATTTCGGGCCTAACTCTTCTTCTGTAGCAAACGTTTCGATATTGTTTTTCGACCAGTTAAACGGGGTTTTCTCACCTATCGAAACGCAGGCTCCTTCATCTACTCAGATATTAAATTTAAAATCAGCAATAATAGAAGGAGAATTTGCTTCTGACTCGGGGGGGAGCGTAGATAATTTTATAGGGGGTGCTTACAATTACACGTCACAGGTTCGCCCCGTCTATCTTATGGGGGAAACTAAGCCCAGCTCTGTGGCTTATGGGGAAAAGGTG